CAGTGGGTCAATTAACCTGCCAACCAGGTCGTCTTCGGTCCAGCGGGTCTGCACGATGACGATAGTGCCTGTCGAATCCATAAGGCGAGTTCGGAGGACTTGATTGTACCAACTCCAGAGTTTCTCTCGGACGATGACGGAATCAGCTTCAGTTCGATCCTTAATTGGGTCATCCAGGAGGATGCAATGGCCACCACGTCCGGTGATCGAGGAGCCGCGTCCCACAGAGAAGACCACCCCATCACGGGTGGTTTGGACTCGGTTGACGGCATTGGCGCCTACCTTAATCTCAACCTCAGGGAATACCTGCTTGTACTCGGGCGTTTCCATGATGTCGCGGACGCGACGGCCTAAATCCCATGAATAATGCTCGTTGTAAGTAGCAACAATGATAGAGCGATCAGGATGTCGACCAACGTACCACGCAGGAAACATGGCACTAGCAAGCGTAGTCTTTCCAAATCTGGGTCCGACATTGATCATCAGCCTGCGGTAGTCGCCGCGCTCGACCTCTTCAAGCGAGCGACCGATCATACGATGGAACGGCTGTGGCTTATAGAGCGACTGCCCGACATCGTCGTCGTAGTTGGGGTCGGGCATCATCAGTTCTGTAAACGCTATCAGATCGTCGCGGGCAGCGAGAACCGCCCGCTTGCGCTTCAGAAGCTTGAGGCGGATGTCCTGTTCAGCCTTCGTCGACATGCTTGTACTTTGCCATCGGGGCATCCGGCAGCGTGCGGATCTTCACCTTCGGCTTGGATGAAATCGTATTTGGCTCGACCGGGGTCGGCTGCGGACCTTTCACCGGAGAAGTGTGGTGGGTGTAGTTGTCTTGCGTCTTTGATGGCGGCGGCGGCTTAGCTACCGGCGGCGCCTTGATGTTGACGGTCTTGCCGAACTTGTTGGCCATGGCAGAGTTCCCCAGGTTGAAAATCCGAAAAAATTTTTGGGCTAGGCTGCGTCTTCGTCGTCGTCCTGCATCAACACACCGACGCCGTTGACCGTGATTTGAATATCCACGCCATCCGGCACGGTCAGCGCGATCTCGATGCGCGGCACCAGTGGCTTGACCAGACCCGGATCGGGCGTGAACACATCCTGTGGCGGCTTGGCCATGTCATCTCCTGACTGTGCATCTTTCCATCTGGATAATTGTTCGCGCAAGGTTGCGGCAGGCGGCTTCGGCATTAATCGCGTCGATTTCGTATCTGGTATAAAACGGCGGCCGCTCGGTAACGACCATGCAGCTGGATAGTAGGATGGCAAGTAACGCCGCACCAAACACAGTGGCGATTAGAAGGTAATCGTGCGCGATCATCACAACCTCAGTGGCGTCACCACGCCGAGCAGGCCAGCGATGATATAGACGATGATCAAGACGACAATGATCGTGATCAGCACCGAGATCACAGTTCTGAATCTCGGGTCCATAGGCACCATGGGCAAAAGCTGTTGTAGCCCCCACAGGATGACACCGAGCACCACCAGCAGCAGCACGATGCTTATCAAAGTTGAGATCATGACGGCCTCTTGCAGGCTTGAATGAGCTGCGCGATTAGCTCGGAATTAGCTTTGTCGCGCGAACTGGCGTTAGCCGCCACGTCGTTCATCAGCATGGTGACGAAAACTAAGAATGCGATGTTGACCATTAACAGCGCAATAGCGATCGGATGGCCCGTCATCGAGCCGACCGCGGCCTTCAAGGCCTCGCTGAATGGCATAGCGGTTTACCGCTTGCGGGGAATCACCCCTAATCCGACAAATGTCGGATCGATCATATACCTGGATTGATCAACTGTAACGGGACCGCCGGGACTGATCGGCGTGCCGGGCGGCACCACCGGCGGCGTCACTGGCGCCGGCGCCGGGTGCGCGGTGTCGTAGGTGGTCTTGGCGGCTACGGCGGCGTTGACCGCCGCCACAGTCGCCAATCTCTCGTTGAACACATTCATCGGGCCGGCCGGCTCGACGGTGCCTTCGAAGTCGTTGTAGCTAGGATTCTTAGGCCATTCGGTCATTTGTCGGCTTTGTTGGCGCGCTGGTCGCGTTGCTCGGCCGAGACGGTCGGGTTTGATCGCTGCAACGGATCCGGCTGGCCCGGCTGGTCCGGTGGCATGTTAGGATTGAGCGGACTATCGGGCGGCTTGGCCATCGGGTCGCCGTCCGGCTCGGGGTCGTTGCCGCTCGGAGTGGTCTTGGGCTTTTCCGATCGCTGTTCCGGCGTGGTACCGGCCTGGCGGGTCTCACCATATTGCCGTGCGGTAGATTTGGGGTCTTCCTTGTCGTCGTCGTCGTGGTCGTCCGACTTCTTGGACATCTTGGCTTTCCTCTTCCTACGGGGTGCAGCTGGCCGCTGGCGCGTGGTCACCTTGCGCTTGCGCGCAACAACCGGGCGCTTTCGCTTGGACTTCATGAGCGTTTTCTCTTGTTGGCCGCTGTCTCAACATCGTCCTGGCCGGCTTGTTCCGGCGCCTGCCTCGCGCCGGTGCCGATCATCGGCACTTTACCCGTTTTAACGATGACATTGGCCGGGCCGTCGATCACCAGGGACTTGCCCTCCTCGACCTCGTAATGGATTGCCATGCTCATCTCCTCTTCTTGGCCGGCGGCGGCGGCGCTTTGGCGGTCTGCGCGGCCGGCTGGTTCATCTTAGTCATGAACCCATCCAGTGTCAGCGGCGGCACGTCTTCCTGGAGGCGCAGCCGGTTCTCATGGTCGTACAGCACCAGCTGCTCGTTGGTCGGCACCGGCTCGACCTCCGGCGGCGGCACATACGGATCCGGCGTGTTCGGCACCGCCAACCATTTCTGATACTCGGCGTAGTCGCGGTTGGCCGGATCGTTGGGGATGCAGGCGCCATCCTCGGTGCGGATGACGGAGCTTTCGGTTGCGGTGAGTTGATAGTCAGCCATTGTCAGAGCCTCGCATCGAGTGGAAAGCGATAGCCGGTACACTGAACACCACCACCAGCAGCGGCAGTTAGTGTCTGTGTTGCACCATTTACTGAAGCCCCATTCATTACAGCGTTTGAGCCGTTTACAAGTACTTGTGCTAAGTTCGGATCAGCAACGACAGCACCAATAGTTGGCACGGCTCGCATTTGCGAAAACGACACGCCCTGACCGTGAATAGCGCCAGCGCCAGCTGATGTGAAGTACATATTGTACGTCGCCCATTGCCAATACCGTTTGCACGTCACCAACTCCTGGTCATACGGACGCATGATCATCGGCGACTGCGCGGCGGTCGGCGCTTGGCTGCCGGGGAGAACGACAACGCCACTTATATTGAAGGCGTCCGACACGGCCGCAACACCGTTAATCTGACCGGGCGCAGCTATATAATTGCCCGTCAACCAGGTATTTGCCGACAATGCGGTGTAGGTGGCACCACAAGCCACGGTAAACACAAGGACCAAACCTGCGGTATTGTCCGCGGCCCAAGTACCGTTAACGCAGCCAGGAATAGTGATGGTTTTATATTCCGGGGTGTTTGCAGCGTTCACGGTATAACTGAAAGCGTAGCTGCGATCGGCGGCACCGTTGCGAACTGAACCTGTGTACGTTCCGGTGCGCGAAGTCTGCACCCAGAATGAAATCGTTATCGATCGCGCGCTCGCCGTTCCCCACCCCAGTTTTGCAATACGATAACCCTCAATGTTCTGAACAAACTGGACGTAATCACCTGCAAGTATCGACGCCTGCGCCGTTGAAACCGACATACCCAAAAGATACGGCAAACCAGGAGTTAAGGCGTATAAAGAACGCGCCGCTACTCCAGTGCAGGTACCGTTCTTATTGATAAACCAACCATCACAGACATGTTTGATAAGACTCCCGGCAGTGACAGTGAAACTGGTCGACCCGTTCTCCTGACTGACCTCCATGCTGCCGTTGATCTGCATGCCGCTGTAGCTCATCGCGTCGAACGGCGCGGCGTAAGCCTCGACAAAGTCACGGCGCACGGCATTGGCAGCTGCGGGGCTGACCGGCAACGCCAGATGGCCGGTCATGGTATCGCCGCCGCGCTGGACATAGGTCAGCGCGCTCGGGGTCATCGCCAGCCAGGCGGTGCCGTCCCACTTGTACTGCGGGATGCCGGCGATCGCCGGAGTAGGGTACAGCTCGCCGATGATCGGAGCGGCTGGGAAGTTGATGCCCATCAGAGCCTCGCGTCCAATTTAAAAGACGAACTGCTTTGTATAAGAATGCGAGCGCCCGCCGCAGCAGTGCTCACGCACTGCATACTCATACTGTTCAACCCGATACTTATCGAAGAAGGGGCGTTTGCGTTAATTAAAACATAAGTTGGCTGCGTCCAAGTCGGTGCAGCGCGCATTGTTACTGGAAACTTATACATAAGACCGACAGCGTTAGCACCGACACCAGTGCTTGCGTTCTCCGAGAATAATTGAGCGGTGGACGGTTCCATAAAGAAATATCTTTGACACGTCACCAACTCCTGATCATACGGACGCATGATCGTCGGCGACTGTGCCGCAGTTGGTGCTTGTGTGCCGGGGAGAACGGTGACGCCAGTGATAACCAAAAGACCGGCAGAAGATGCAGCGTTGATTTGACCCGGTGCAGCAAGGTAGTTTGTGTTGTACCAGACACCTGCGGATGGTGCAGTAAGCGTAGAACCCATTGCGACCGTAAATGATAAAATCAACCCAGTATTGTTATCTATGTCCCACGCGCCACTAGTTGGGCCAGGGAAGGTAACTGTCTTGTATTCAGGCGTTGATGCAACGTTCTGTGTGTAAGTAGCTGCACAAGACCACACTGCCGTCCTATTACGAATGACGACAGAATAAACTCCAGTCTTGCTGTGTGCTGTCCAGAAGCTAACAGTAATAGGCTTGGCAGCGGGTCGTCCCCACGAGAGGCGGGCGATGCGATAGCCTTCGATGTTCTGAAATATAGTAAGCTGTTCGGATGCGGCGATTGATGCTTGAGGCGTAGTCACATTAAGCACGATATGATTATAAAGTCCTTCAAAGGTTATAGCTGTGTTTGCTGTGTTAGCCGCATAAACAGTTCCACGTGCAGTGGCGCAGGTGTTATAGCTCGCCCAACCGTCACAGAATTGCGCACCACCAGAAGAAATAGGATTACTGATAATGTTTCTACCAAGCTCCTGACTAACATCTATGCTGCCGTTGATCTGCATACCCGAATAAGCGATCGCATCGTAAGGCGCCGCGTAGGCGCGCACCGCGTCGACATATTGCTTCGG